CCTTGATCTTGTCGTCATCAGCAACATCGCGACCGTCACCGATCAGGACCGCACGAGCTAGCTCCTCGTCGAGCATGAGGCGCATCTCGGCCTTGAGCCAGACCACGACATCGAAGTCGGTGATGTCGATGATATCATCGCGATCGAGCTTCTGCTTCTTGTAGACCGTGCTCGGGGTTGTGACACGCTTTGAGACGCTGAACCACTCCTCCTTCTTCAGCGATCCCTTCACGTATCCCCTTGCACGAGCCTCATCGAGAGTAATATCGGCGACGATGGACTTGATGCGGGAGAAGGGCGAATGCCTTGTACCGGTGATGACACCCGAGACCCACTCGACTCGACGACTGTCGAAATCGGGAGTGTCCGTGATGGACTTGGCGTCGGGGAACAGCGTTTCGATGTTCTCGATGCCGTGCTTGAGGGCGTATGCCTCTACGGCCTCTTTCAGGGAGCCACTTCTGTGAGCTTCGGAGACGATTTCCTTGACGGCATCATGAGAGAGAACGTTTTCGTCTTCCTTTGTCTTGCCTCCGCTCTGCTCCTCGAAGACATTACGAGTCATGCGTCGTCCTTCCTCTTCACTATTATCATCTTGCTGATGGACAAGTTCTGCGTCCGACTCTTCAGAATTCTCTTCCTCTTCCGTCTCTTCCTTCGCGGAATGAGAAACATCTTCGGAATTCTGAGCAGAGCTTTCAAGAGCGACGCCAATCATATAGTGAACAACATCTTGCTGCTCGGGAGTCATTGAATCATAGATTTCCTGAACAGTCGGTCCTTCATCAGCGGAATCTGTAGAATCCTGAGAATCCGAAGACGAATTGTTCGCATGCTCGAGCTCTTCACCCGTGTAAATGACTGCCTCATCTTCGAGGACACTCACTTCACCATCGGAATGAGCGATGGAAATATTGTCGATGAGTGCACCGGGATTCGCTCCAGCAAGTACAAGACTTAGCTCACGAATAAAGCCGTGAATGACCTGCTTCGACTTCTCTGTGAGCTGATTTGCAAAGATGGAGAGGAACTTGATATCACCGTGCTTCACTAGAGTCTTGGCGTTCTTACCCTGTTCGGTCTCGTTGAAGAATCCGTAGGCATAAACGCCGTCTTCACGATGCTCGAGTGTTGCATAGCCGAGCACGTTGCTGGGTTCGTTGTGCATGTGCTGCCAGACCAACGGGACGGTAGCCTTGTCTTGATGCTTGAAGGCATCGGGCATGATCGTCCGTCCATCTGAGCATTTAAGACCAGCCTTTGTGGCATAGCCACTGAAGTCAGGCTCAGCCTCTACTCCCATTTTGAACGTCCTTCCTTAATCTTGGATCAACGACCAAGGCTCGTTCATTTAGCACAACGTTGTCAGGCGTCGCTTTGGCTACAGGCATGTTGCTATTCAACAATAGATCGGCTTTCGGATCTTTGTGGGGGGCTAGGCCAACAACCTGCCGCATTTCGTTCGACGTCATGATCTCGTTGCGAGTAAACTTGTCAGCAATCTCCGCAATACTTCCAATTGGGACCAGACGGAAGGGATCTCTAAAGAACGCAATCGATTGTTTCTGCGTTCGAGCAGTTTTAGTCAAGAAAGTACGTCGCATAGATTCTACGATCGCTGTAAGAACTGGTTCTACTGTACGGTTCCAATAGTTCAGCATGGTTGCCTCGTCAGCGGTACCATTCATGACTTCTTCTGTGAGACCGAGTTGACCATAGAGATGCTTCGTCAAGTACTCGATCTGACTCAGAAGATTATTCTCGGCCGGACGATTCAGCTGAGTGATCTTTTCGGTTCCGTCTGTATAAGCAATACCATACTGACTACCCTTAAGTTGAAACTCGATGTCAGCACGACGTTGTTCTGCCTGCTGTCTGCGAGCTTCTGACTTGATCACATATGGAAGCTGAATAATGATGTCGAGCTTTCCCGAAGCAACCTGCTCGTCAACGCTATCCAAGAGAAGAAGCTTATAAAGCAAGCGTTGAAGAGTGGAGTTCGGAGCATTCATAACAGAATACAACGGATTCTCGACAATGGCCACGACACTTTTGTTCAAAGTGAGTTCTTCACGTAGCCCAGTCTTCTCGTTGTACACACTTAGACGAACGTGTTGCGGATACCACATGACGATCTCACCGACACGCATCGTCAAAATATCGTAACCACCGGTCTCCATTGGATTGATCGAAGTATCAACAGGAACAAGCGCTGCAACGCCTTTGTCGAAAAGTGTCAAAGCGACATCTTGTCTGAACGCGCGCGCAGCTTGATCAATATTGGCTTCGACAGTCAAACAGTTATTAAGACCGCTGTCAATGTCCTCGAGATACCGGTTTTGATCGTCGTTTCTTACATGGCGCATGTCGACGGAGGCAACATCGATGCTAAGACGGGTATAGATCGATGAGATGATCGAACGTTCGTTGGGAATTCGAAGTCTCGCACGATCCGGTCTAGCCGCGAAGTTTCCGCCATAGTAAAACGGCTGAGATTTGAGTCGATCTTCTTGATTAGCGAATACATTCCATGCATGTTTCAAAGCTGCGCCAATACTTGCCACTTCACCTCCTTTTACTTACCCCCAACCGAAGATGAGAGCAAGAATAAGGCAAACTGCAATCGTAACCAATGCAAGCTCACCTAAAAATCCTGTACGGTTAGCTGGCATCATTCGAAAGCCTCCTTGTTCAGCTTGAATGCAATCCAAGCGTCCATGAGCGCCGAGACATTATCTATCTTCTCGTCTTGACGTCTCTTCAAAAGCTTCCGGTTTCCATTGGTGTCTTCCAGAGTTATAGCATTACCCATCGCAAAGGACATGAGCGATTGATCGAAGATGAGAAGTCTTTCCTCACTTAAGATCTTGAGCTCACCCAAAGGAACGGATTCAGTTTTCGCTCCTTGAATTACCTTCACTATTCCGAATGGTCCGTTCTCCCCCTCCCATCGAGCGATAAATTCCTTCGCATTGTATGGGTCGTAGCCGAGGGTACGGACGTCATACTCGGAAGTCTGGATGAAACGATCGAGATCATCATAGACTTCCATGATGTCGAGAATATTCCCAGGCATCACATGGAGACTACCCTCGTTGATGAACTCCTCATACTTCTGTCGCATTGCTGCGGGAAGCTTCATCAGGGTAAGCTCGGTGATATAACTGCGAGTCTTTACTCCGTACTTCTCACGACCCAATGGGAAGAGGAAAGTGAATGCACAGAAATCGTCCCCTTGAGATAGGTCCGCTCCGAGGGCGCACGGCATCTGCCAAAATTCTCTACTACGATGAGGAAGGGTTTCTTCATACGTGAAGAAGTAGGTATAGCCCTCCATTGGAATCCCAAAACGTTTCGCGAGAATGTCATTTCGAGAAGCTGGAGCTTTTTCGGCCCGCTCAACATCAAGCTGATACGTCTCATAGGAAACCGTGGCTCCTAGATTCGGATTAGCCTTGACCCACATTGCCGGATTGGCGACTTCCTCGATCTCGTCGAGTTTGTAGTGCCAGATGGAGACATGAGGCGCCAGGTACTCACCCTTGAGGATGTCCGCTAACTCCATTTTGATGGTATCACCAGAACCGGCCCGGACAGTCCCTTCTGAGCTGATGGCTACAATCAGATAGTCCTCCAGCTTGGATGCTCCCTGCTCGACAGCACCGACAACGTCTTCTCGAAGATCACCCGAGAGCCATTCGTCGATAGTAGAGATCTTCGGACGAAGACCTTGGAGCTTGTTGATGGCCATTGGGCGAACCTCGAGTAACGATCCGGTGAGAAAGTTCTCGATGCCCTTCTTCGTAGCTGCCAGCTTCACGCGATTGGCTCTTGACCCAGTCGTGTTTTGTAGCGATCCCTCGGTCAAAAACTTGAATAGAGGACCGCGTGCGCGCGTGATAGCCGTACGAAAAGGAGACATGACCTCATCAGCTTGCTTCATCGTAGGAGCAGTAGTGACTTGATGGGTTGTCGATGTGTCCACATTGAGAAAGTAACTTTGGATCACTGAGGCATACATCGATTTGGCTGCTCCACGTGCAACTATTAGATACTGTTTAAGTATGAGCCGTTTCTTGATCAGTTTCTTTTCGTAATGACCGCCATGATTCTCTTTTGTGGGAACGTATACACTTCGCTCGACAAAGTAGTACCATCCGAAGATCTGTTCAGCCCATAGCTTGAAAGAATCGAGGAGATGAAGATCTGAGCCATCGGTAAGAGTTAATTCACCTTCACAATATCTAATAAATCCTTCTACAGCTTGGTCGTCGTAGTAGATGTTAGGGTTAGCGATGAGCGAATCAATCCGATTCATCTCCATGGAGATCTCACGGTTTACTGGAATCTCACCACGGAGAACTGCATCACGGAAAAGTCCGTAATAGATCGGAACCGCCGTGTTAGAGAGACTCATTAGTCATCATCATCGTCTACTTCCAGTAAGTGTAGGAAACGTCCTTTCTTATCCGTCTCTATGTTCGCCCAACGTGGATGAAGGTCCTTCAATTTTTCTCCACGTTGA